CTCGTAGACCCTGCCGTTGGGCGTTGTAGGAACGACGCGGTCACCGACAGAATAAGTGGTTGCCGCTGTCCAAGTACTGAAGCGGGAAAAGGAATCCAAGATAGAGCCGATGTCGGTTGTAGACATCTGCGGGTAACTTTGAGCGGACACAAATAGTGATACTTGTGCGATTGCCTCGGCTCTGGTCATCATGCCCTAAGTATCCCACATAAAGAAAAACCCCCGGCACGTCTGCCGAGGGTCTTAGGTTGTGAACCGCTGGGCTTATGTAGCTGCGGATGCTCCGACGATGAGCGAACCAGGTACGCGGTTGGCTGCAGTTGCATCAACGTTACCGATGTCAAACGCTTTAAATGCGAATCTCTCGGTTGCCTTGAATGCGAGTGCATCTTGATTGAAGTAATACTGATCGGAAACTTCAATCGTAACCGTACGACGATCGCCAAAAGCGGTACCCATGCTCAGGTCACCCAAGAGGATGTATGGCGTGGTTGCCGCGAGGGTCTTAGCCATGTTCTGGACAAACACAACCGGATAGCCGTAAAGCATAGGCGTAGGGCCGTATGCATTTTGGATGTCCATGATGCTGTTTCCACCAAGTGCGTCAAGCAGAGGAGCGATGGCGTTGTACCAAATCTCACGGTGCATGAACCACTTTGCGTTAGCGGCGTATGTTGGGAGCTTTGCGACCATGCCCTTAAGGTTGGCAAGTGTCGGTGAGTAGGTAATCGTCTGGCCAGTCGTGAAGACCTGAAGCGAAGCGATGTTAGCCTTGGTCGCGTTGCTGCTGTAGACGGCATAAAGGATGCCATCAAGACCAGAGGTTGCGTCGACTGCATTGTTGAATACAACGCGGTCTTCTTCCTTAGCCAAGACATAAGCCATGTCACGGGCAAGCGTTGCACCAAAGTCGATGATGCTATCTTCTGCCAGTTCCTTGGATACCTGAGTAAGCACGGATGGTTTCTTGGCTACAAGGTTGACCTGCGCAAAGGTAAGGTCGGAAGCCGTGATAGCGGTGTTCTCTCCAGGGTAGTACACAGTGGTCGATGCCGTTGCGTTTGGTACGTTCAGAACGTCAGAACTCATCGGGTAGATGCGGCAGTTTTGACGTGCAACACCGAACTGCTCACGCAGGTAGATGAGGTCAGAAGACAACGGATCCGGTACGGTGAAACCACCAGCGGTCGTTGTGCCTTCGCTCTGTGCCTTAAGGTTGCTCTTGACCCAGTCAGCTGCCTTGCGGTTGCCCATGATAGAGCGTCCCCACTGACCCCATGCATAAGCCTTGTAGTTCGCTTCGTCACGTGTGCCAACGAAAGGATTGCGACCGATACCGCCGCTCTTCCACGGCTGCTCTGCTGGTTGTTCTGTTGCCACTGGGTGTCCTTGTCCGAGTGCCTTGATGGTCTCGATGCGCTCTTCGATGCCCTTGGCTTCAGCCATCAGGCTCTTGACCTGTGCAAGGTCACCATCACCGGAAGCGAGTTCCCGCGCGGTAGCAAGCACAGAATCTTTGCGGTTCTGCAATTGGTCGATGTTCATAGTTGTGTCAACAACTCCAGACGGGCGAGCAGTTCGGCTCGCTCATCAATATCATGGGCTTTCGCCTCGACTACGAGTTCCGGTTGCGTCTCTGGTTGGTCTGCGTCCCGCAGTGAATCCCAAACGACAGGGGCAAGGCGCTTTGCGCTTGACCGGCTAAGACCGACTGCATCCCGCAGCCGACGTTCAACACCACGCAATGATGCGGGGTGAATACACTTGGCACCGTGCATGGCGTATAGCTGCTTTGCACGGTTCGCAAACTCATTGATGATAGCGTCAGCCATTGAGGCATCACCAACCATGCCAATACCTTCAGACATAGCCTCGTAATACGCTTCCATGCCTTCGTGGATGAGGTCACTCTCTGCAACCTTGAATAGTTCAGCGGCATACTCTTCCGGAGATTGCTCTGGCATTGGCTCCGGAGTCATCTCTTCATCGTCTTCCATCTCACCCATGCCGTAGTACTCCTCAAGCCCCTTGACTGCGTTACGATACTCGGCAGGTGTAGGTGTAATCGATGCCTCAGCAATAGGCCAGCGTGTGATTTCAGCGGCACTGCCCATACTCTTACGCTCAACCATATGAGCGGCAGCACCGGAACTAAAGCCCATCTTGCCTTGCTTGCAGAGCTTGGCAATCATCTTGCCGTACTCGTCGGCTAAGTCTAGCTGCGCTTCGTACCAGAGCCCTTCATCGGTCATCTTGATGAAGCCAGTACCGATAGACTTTTTGCCTACGTTGGCATCCATACCGTGGTGGTAGTAAACGTTGAGCGGTACGCGCTTACCTTCGGTCATTGGGAAACCGTAGTCGGTTGATGCGGTGAAGTAGTCACCTTCAAGGTCTGCTGTCTTGGTATCACCAAAGCGAACCAGATAACCCTTGACGTAACCTAACCGGTCACTCTTGATTCCGTCTACTGTAGATGTCAGCACGTCCATGGCGTAAGTATCCCACACGCTTATTTTCATAGGTAAGTCGTTAGATCCGGTTCGTAGCCTTCAAGCTCACGTAGTGGCCGTACCCGTGTAGTAGGCCCCCAGTCTGCGTTAGGTACCACGGTAACCATGTCACTTAGCGGAAGCCCCTCAGCGTATAGGGCATAACGTGAAGCGCCCATGATAGCCAACTTGTCAGACTCTGACAGACCAGCAAGGATGCGCTCAGGTGTTGCTACCGGAGGTCTGGTATCAGGGATAGAAGAATCCCCGGTAATCTCCGCCCAGGACATCGTTACCGGTACCATGACACATCTACAGTTCGGGTGGCTTGGCATGATTTCATCGGTGGCTTGAAGCGTACCGGATAGAGCCAAGCAGGCAAGACATACCCGGCTATCCTGCGTGGCTTGCCGTCGGTATCCTTGCACCGCTGGGTTCTGGGTGTATAGTTGCCGCTGTGCTTCCCTTGCGCTTCGGATCATCTCAGTACGCGCAATGGTCTCTGCTCGGTAGCGTCCGATGTCTGCCGCTTTGCGTACCCGCCGTGCTACTGTTCGTGGCCCTTCACCAAGGCTTATGCCCTGTACCAAAGCCATCTGCATAGCATCGGTAGTCACCTGCGGTATGGTTGCAAATAACTCACCCAGAGGGCTTCCATCACCCGCCATGCCGACAAAGGCTTGGAGCTGTTCGTCTGGGAGGGTTGTCCATGAACTTCCAAGTGAGACGTTAGCCGGTTTACGACCTGCCGCCGCTTCAACCATGCTGACGCTTGTCTCATTCGCAAGGATTGCAGATTGCAATTGTCCATCAGCTGTAATGGTTGCCCCCTCTATTGCAAAGGCTTGTAGGTTCTTTCCTAACTCGTTTATGTTGTCGATGATGCGCTGACGCATCCATAAGATGGTTTCGCTCGGTGGTTCGCCGTTGGCTTCACGCTCGGCTATCCTACCCTCCAGCGCTTCGAGTTCATCGATGCTTGCCTTTGTGGCTGCCTTGTACGCACGTTGCATCCGGCTTATGGCTACGCCCTCACGCTCCAGCAAGTCGTTCCTAAACTTCTGACTAGCGGCATATATCCTGCCCGTGCCATCATCTACTCGCTTGAGCTGGCTTCCAGCTCGTACCCGTAAAAAGGGTGGCTCTTGTACACTACCCCCGGAGTGCAACAATCAAGGCTCTTGCCGTCTGGTTGCATAGCGTCCCGCTTGGATGTAGACCAGCGGAAGCCAGCGTCACCGCCCCACAAGTCCCAGGCTACCCTACCGGGGGAGGGGAAACCTTCCTCGCCGGCATTGAACCCTTCAGCCTTTTTGTCTACTTCATGACGGGAAAAGAAAGAGTACATCCGCAGTATCGTGTCATCGGATAACTGCTCACCGTTGACAATCTGGTTAGCCCTTGCCAAGCCTACACGCGTCCCGCCATCGAACCCCTCGGCTTTCCAATCCAAAGCCCGTTGTGCCGCTGTCCGCATGGCTTGCGTTGGTCGTGCCTTCATCTCGAAAGAACGGATCTCAGGAACAGGAGCATCCGTAGTCTGTACCGGGATGGCTTGCGGGTGTAGTTGCCCCTCATCCTCCGGCACGGCTTCAAGCCCGGCTATCCGCTTTGCTTCCGCACGGTCGATGATGCCAGCCTTGTACAACCGCTCTGCCCGCTCGGCTTCCGCCGCTAGGTCATCAGCAAGCGCCCGTACGGTTTCAAGGTCATACTGCACAAAGTCACCCTCTTGGGTCTCTGGGTACTCTGGCAGGAGGTCGGCTGTAATCGCATCGGCAAGGGTACGCAGGAGTGGCACCATGCCGTCTTCCCATGCTGCTTGCTGGGCTCTCTCGTAGTTACTGTACGTGCTTCGCTCTAAGCCTGAACCAAGCCCAAGAACCATCGGGTTGATACCAAGGGCAGAGCAGATACGCTCTTCCGGAACACGGCGTACGGAATCCAAAGCTAGCTCTGAAGGCGTAAGGGATACACGGTCTAACTTGTATGCGCCGGTCATTACCACGATGCCGCCGCTACCGTCCCCGGTAAGGTCTTCGTGCAGCTGGCGCTTGACTTGCCGGGCATCGTCCATCGAGATATCAACGGTCTGGTCTTTGGCATCAGGCCCGACGATAAGCGATGGCATAGCGCCATTGGCTAGCAAGCCGTAAGCAGTAGTGCTAGCCGTGTTATCGGTGGCTATCTCGCGTAGTACAGCCATGACAGGAGACCTACCCAAGCGGATGTCCTGTGGGTCTCTGTTGTAGCGGATATGGATGATGTCAGATACCGGGATGTCAAAGGAGCGCCCATCCGTGGTGTAGACGTAGTGCGTTAGCGGGTTAGTGCCGTTGCCAACTGGTCTAACCATGTCCTGCGGCAAGAACTGCAAAGCAGTAACCACGCCACGGGTTGTAGATCGAATCTTGCGGAGATAGGTGTTGCCGAAGAGTTTGTAATCCTGAATGACCCAACCCCAAAATAATGACCCCATTATCATTGGATCCGGTTGAGCAAGAAGTTTGATTACCGGGTGGTCTTCAACCGGCTCTGCTTGTTGGGAATCTACCGGTCGGTAGTACTTCGGTGTGGCCTGAGGGTAGTTCCTGACGTACCAGTCAATAGCAGATGCCACGATGCCGTTTAGCCCAAGGTCACCGGCTATGCGTGACCAGTCTTTAGTTGAGCCAGGGAGTGCACGGCGCAAAAGTGTTTGCAGCTGACCAGAGCCGTAGCCGGTTAGGTAGATGTCCCGTGACTGGGACAATGGCAGCGGTAGTGCCTGTGTCGGGTTGGCTGCGGCTTTACGTCCGAGGAAGCGGTCAAAGATACCCATGGCTTTAGTATCCCACA